GTATATCTGAGCATTGATTGTTTTCGTCTTTTAAAAGCACTCGGCTCTTCTAATTTTGGAACCTTATTCGTCGTGAATGCTTACAGGAGCCGCGATGATAAGTTGGCGGGCCGTCAGGCACTTCGCATGCCTGCGTATTTGACGAATGTTGAAATGTTTTTGTCCCCTGACGATTTCTACAAACAGACTCTGTATGGCTATGCCTATGATAGAATCAAGGCCGTCTGGACTGGTGCTGGATACACGGTCACTGATATTCTTGAAACAGGACAACCTACTCCTACAACATTTATCTATGATGCTTCTGGTTTCAACTTTGCTGGATTCAATCACTTAGGCTGGGATGCCGAAGGCTACGGAGAGGATGGTTTTAATTCTACGGGATGGGACCGTGAACAGTATGACCGCGATGGTTTTAACGCAGCGGGATATAATCGTGCTGGCTTTAATAAGGATGGCTTTAATGCCGCAGGCTATGATATGATGGGATTCAATGCGGCCGGATTTGATAAAGATGGGTATGACCGTAACGGATTTAATGCTGCTGGATTCAATCGTGCCGGTTATGATAAAGATGGATATAATGCGGCAGGCTTTAATTCAATGGGCTATGATAAAAATGGCTATGATAAAGATGGATATGATTATCAAGGGTATAATTCATCTGGAGTTAACGCTGCAGGTGAATCACGACCTCCTTACATGAGCACAAACATGGGTGTTATGACAATGCCTAGTTCTGAGTAGGATAGACTAGAGAACTTCCCAACTCAACCATAATTTCTTGAACAACTAATTTATCGTCTTTATAATGAATCCGATGAATTACTGCCTCTCTATTCGATATGAATAACATAGCGTCTAGCAGTGTTGTAGTTACTTTTACGGGTTTATTGTTAAATAGCACAACAAAATATTCCATTTAGTATACTATCTTGCTTCTACTTTAAACAAAACAACCAAACAGAAGATAGATGTCGGCGTCGATAATAACAACTATTGCATCTTCGCAATATTTTACTATATCAACTGCTGGTTCAGCGTATTTTTATCCAAAAATTCTTGATTCTAATTTTGCTTCTCTTTCATCTGAAAGTAATGCGGATGGAAATGGAAGTTCATTCGGTCATTTTTATAAGAATCTACTTTCTACATCTTCTGGCCTTGCTGTACTTAATGAAATAACTTTTTGTAATATATGTAATTATGCGGCAGACTCTACTGCAACTGTTTCACTTTGGACATCTACAGGCAAATATTTACAAGTACCTCTTGTTGGACCAACTGCTTCATTATTTCGCAAAAATATGATTGCTAAAGAAGGTGTCATTATTAACACAGTTTCAACAAGCAGTTTATACTCAACAAGCGTCTACTATGAACCAACCATCCCTCCCGAATCTGATTTTATTTTTAAAGAGGGAACCTATAGTACAATTATAGCATCAAATGCTCCTTCAACACCAGGAAGTAATTATTTAAGTTTTGCTGATGCCGTCTATTTGAATTGTCACAAAGTTGGATTAGATGTAACATTTACTTCAGATCACACTTCTGCAGGTGATAGTGTTGTAATAACAAGTGAACATTGGGATGCTATAAGCAATACTCTAGATTATAATAATCCAAGTACAAATATAACACCTATAGGCGATCTTATATTTACAACATATTGCAGCAACGCTACTGGTTCACTCCGTTTGAATTTATCAATGTGTAATTTGGCACCGGCTACGTATTATCGTTTACAAGATAGTAATGAACTTTCTGCTATTGCTGTACCTTCATATTGTAATTTTACTGATGTAACAGTTTGTAATTTTAATGCGATTCAATTTCCTGGCGATGGTTCATATTTGGATATTACCACTGATTTAAAATATTTTAATAGCGGTTCTATTTGTGTTTTATCTCAAATTGATTCAAATGCGTCTAATGTGAATCATGTTATTTTTAATTCTGGGTATGATTATATCTATAAAGTATTTCCAACATGTAATTATGATTCAATTACATTTGGTTCAAATGTTGTAGATCACGTATTACCAACATATTCTTTTGATAAATGGCATTTTATTACAATTACACATAGCAATTATATACAAAATCGCTCAAACTATTATGATTTATATACATATTATGATACTGTTTTACAATATAGCAATCTTTCAAATGTAGGGCATACATCTTCTTTTATATCAACTAACATTATAGTTGGTTCAAATTATCCCGGAGCATTAATGAATCTTAGTATCTTTGACCGATGCTTATGTAAACGCGAAATTGAACTTTATTTAGATATTGTTTATTCGGGGGCAGGTGGTGGTAGTGGTAGTGGTAGTGGTAGTGGTAGTGGTAGTGGTAGTGGCTCATAGCTACCACCGGCATAAATACGATTCGTTCCACCAACAACTTAAATAACCGGCTGAAAAGATAGGAGATGTCTGCCAAGAAACCGGTGGGCGAAATGAAACGCCTTGTATCGCTCGTTGAACGTGGGCCAATTGACGATTATTTCTATCCAGCAGATTCCAAGGAAAGCGTTGTCCAACCAAGTTATCAAAAATACCATAATTTCTCATCGGAAGTGTTAGAAAGCAACTATACCGGCGACGCTACCTGGGGTTCGCGAATCTCTTTTACTGTTCCCGTTTCCGAGCATGCTGACCTCCTGCAGTGGTGTGCTCTTGTCATCAAGCCCGGAACTTGGATTCCGCGTCCCATAACAGACGGACTCCGACGCGATGATAAACACTGTTTCTTGCCCAGTGATATTAGCGGGTCGTGGATCTACACAGACCGCCTCGGTGCTATTATCATTGAAAAAGCTGAGTTGGAAGTGGGTGGAATTACGATTGATACTATTAATGGAGACTGGGCAACGGTTGCTGGGACAGCCGGTCTAAATGGTGAAAGATTAGCAGCATGGACTGATAGTATTGTGGGCTCAGCCGCTTCTACCGAGCCTTTCCGCCGGCAGATGTTGATTTCTCCCACTGAAGATGGAAATATCTATTGCTGGCTCCCATTCTGGTTTGCTCGGCGCAAGAATACGGCATTTCCTCTTTGTTCTATGCGCGACAAGCCTGTGCGTATTCATATTACTCTGCGACCTTTCTTAGATTGTGTCCGTATGTGGGATACACCGCGATCTTCCTGTACTGATTCGCCCCTCGGAAAAACCAATGCTTATCGCGATTTTATTTTTGAATGGCCCGTATTTGATACATGGACAAATTTAGGAGCCGCCCCACTTTTTGAAGATGCGCGCATGATGTTTGGCGTTTCTTATTTAGATGATTCAATTAGACCAGCATATCAACAACCTCATGAGATGTTGATAGAGCAAGTTATGACAATGAATTTTGCTGAGCCGCTCAAATATGCTATAAATACTCCCTCAGCGGATAGTATTCTTGTTGGATTACCTCTTACCTCCTTGAATAATCCTCTCCGACGGCTTTTCTTTTTCCTGCGACGCAAAGGAGTTTTCCGCTATAATGAATGGACGAATTTTGGTTCGCGCTTAGAAGATGAGGTAGATACGACTTATTCGCCGCAGAAACCCATGCTTCGCCGAGCAAAACTCCTAGTTGGTACAGTGGTTCTAGCAGATCAGCCTGAGCGATGGTGGCGTTCGGTAGACACTATAAATCTCCCTGGTGCTGCGGAACTATATAATAAATTTATATATTCAATCGCATTTGATGGGGATCGTGATACTTTTGGGCCGCAAGGTGGAACTCTGAATGCTAGTCGCGCAGATATTCGGTTGGATTTAGAGGTTGAACCGCCCAAATCGGCGGCGGGTATTAATACTGAATGGGAAGTAGTTGTGTTTGGTGTAGGATACAATTGGCTGCGGTTCCAAAATGGAATTGCGAATTTAATGTACACGGATTAAAGACAGGAGCCTATATTTCATGTATCTGGATGAGTGAAATTAGTTTGCCTGTAAGTCTTGGAGAAGCTCTTGATAAACTAACTATTTTAGATATCAAGTGTTCCAAAATTGCGGATACAGAACGTAAAGCTGCTGCTAAAAAAGAGTATGATGTTTTATACGCAATTCTGAAGGAATTTGTTACTAAATATGCTTGGCACTATAAAGTATTACGGGAAGTTAATTTTGCTATTTGGGACCAGCAAGATAAGTTTCATGGGCAGGCTGAAGGAGCAGCCAAACCAACAGAAGTGGAATTGGGGCAAATCTGTTCAGTAATCTTGGATGAAAATGACCGGCGATTTCGCGTGAAGGCCAAGATTAATCATATCACTTCATCCACGCTTAGAGAAGTCAAGGGATATGCTAAGAAGAAGGCGTTTTTATATGGACATTTGGGTCTCGGTGATATGTTCTGGCTAAATGGTGCTGTTCGCTGGCTATCAACCTGTTATGATGAGGTGCTTGTTGTTTGTAAAGAGAAATACGGTGTAAATGTTGCTGCTCTTTATGCGGATGACCCCACTATTAAGTTACACTTGATTGACGATGATGCTAAGATGGAGCCGTTCTTTTTATACCATCGCGGCCAATGGGAAGCGAAAGGATATACGGTATATGCGTGTGGAAATCATTTGGTTAATCCTCAGCAAATCCCGACACAACCGTGGGTTTATGATTTCCCCTATTCTTTTTATGATGATATGAAGATTCCTCGGTCAGTGCGACAGGATTATTTCTATATTCCAACGAATCCTGAATCAGATGCGCTCGTTCGTCTAGTAAAGCGATGGTCTTCTCGGTATATGGTAGTTCACCAGCAGTCGCAGAATAAGCGTTTGGAAATATGGGATAAATTAAGCAGGCAAACACAAGAGCCTATTTTTGATTTAAATGAAAATCATTATCCATTAGGCCATCCCTATTATATTCTAGCCGAAATGGTTGTAAATAAGCCACTTTATATGTATAAGGGATTACTTGAACAAGCAGCAGAGATTCATTTGCTAGAAAGCAGTGTGTATTGTATGGCATCTCATTTGGACTTATCGGGAGTTGCGGTGAAGAAGTGCTATGATGCTTTTGATTCATCAAACGAACGAATCGGTATATTCGAAACGGCAACTTTATAGTTTAAAGTTAGCAAAAATAAAAATAACAGGATACAGGAAATGGTTCGTGTTGCTTTTATTACAGGTGTTTCGGGGCAGGATGGTTCGTATCTAGCAGAACTTCTGCTGGAGAAGGGCTACGAGATTCATGGATTTGCGCGGCGTTCTAGCAATCATCGTAATTTGACGCGAATTTCTGAAGTTGTGGATAATTCACGATTTCATCTCCATGTGGGGGATATGACAGATTCAACATCAATACAGAATATATTAACTGAGATTTGGTCTTCTGTTAAGAATAAGGCGGAAGTGTTTGAACTCTATAATCTGGCTGCGCAGAGTCATGTAGGTCAGTCATTCTCAATGCCTGAATTTACTGCTAAGGTTGATGCACTAGCACCTCTATCTCTCTTAGAGTGGATGCGGACCCAACCGGAAGAAGATAGAAGTAAGATCCGCTTTTATCAGGCCAGTACGAGTGAATTATATGGGAAGGTCATGGAAGTCCCGCAGAATGAAAAGACGCCATTTTATCCACGATCGCCCTATGCTGTAGCTAAGCTGTATGCTTATTGGATTGTGCGAAATTATCGGGAATCGTATGGACTCTATGCGGTAAATGGTATATTATTTAATCACGAATCACCGCGTCGGGGTGATGACTTTGTAACACGCAAAATTACATTGGCTCTACGAGATATTGGCCTCAAGAAGCGCGAAACACTTGAAATTGGCAACATTGATGCTTTGCGGGATTGGGGTCATGCTCGGGATTATGTGGAAGGTATGTGGCGTATCTTACAGGCACCGACAGCCGAAGATTTTGTTCTCGGAACAGGAGAACAACATTCTGTACGGGAGTTTATTGAAATTGCTTGGCGCACGGCATTTCAAGAAGAGTTGAGATGGGTTGGTACTGGTCTAGATGAAAAGGGCCTTGACCCGGTGGGTAATATACGTGTACAAATTGACCCCCAATTCTTCCGTCCTTCGGAAGTTCAGACTCTATTGGCTGACCCTAGGAAAGCATTTGAACAGTTAGGATGGAAAGCCACAACTTCGTTTGAAAAGTTGGTAGAAGAAATGGTGGCGGCGGATTTGTGCTAAGTTTATTTATATAATATAGGATGTTCAGATTTTGGTTATTATTTATTTTAACTGTGG